TTTGGGCATATTTAAGAACCCTGTTACTGCCGCAGAGACTGGTGGAGATACCGCGTTTCTAGATGCAATTATGGCTGACATTGCTGGGGGCGCTATTGTTGGCCTTGCCACTGGTGGACCGGCTCAAGGAAATACCCCTTATGTTGTAGGTGAAGTCGGACCAGAACTTTTTGTACCTAAAACAGATGGATACGTAATACCAAACCACGCTCTAGGGTTGAACCGTGCTGGCGGCGGACCTGTTAAAGCAGGAGGGGCCTCCGGATTCAGCCAATCAGATTTTGCTAGCGCTCTACTAAAGGGTCTTGGGGTCTCATCTCCTGCTCAGCAGGCCATACAAGACATAATTATGTGGGAGGGTAAAGAAGGCGGTAACTGGATTAACTCCGCTAAGTACAACCCACTCAATACAAGTTATCAACTTAATGGGTCGGTTAACTTTGATACCGGTAAGGCCGGTGGCGGTGTCCAAGCCTACACATCTTGGGACCAGGGAGTGGCCGCTACAGTAAATACACTAACTGGATTAAATGCTAAGTCTAGAGGGTATACCGCAATAGTGGACGCTCTAAAGAAGGGCGGGGTTTCTTCTGCAGACTTCTTAAAGTTAATGCAAGCTTCTAACTGGGATAAAGGGCATTATGGCGGCGGTACTTCTAGTTCTGGCACAGGAGGCGTAGCCACGCCTACTGCCGCAACTCAAACTAGTAGTGGCGCTATATCAAACTTATCATCTTTAATTGCTTCAACTCTTGGAGGAACTGTTGCCACACCTGCAGCCCCTACCAATAACCAAACTAACTATAATTATGGTGGAGTTAATATCACTATCCAAGCCGATAAAAATCCACAAGCTACAGCAGCCGCTGTTAAAAAAGCGCTTAAAGACACTAGTACGGCTACTGCCGTAGGAAACGGGTGATGTAAATGTCTGGACAGTCCCTAAAGTCAAATAAAAGCGCTGTAAAAAAAGGGTTCAAATCCACAGGTAATGTTGTTTGGGATGCCTATCTAGCCTCAGGAGTGTCTTACCAAGAGGCTAACTCTGATGATTACCGCAGAGCACATAATCCAAATACGGCGCCATACGGAAGCGCCACTCCGACTTACGCAAGTGGGTATTATGATAATTACGCAAACTACATTAAAGAGCAAGCTGCCCCTAAATTTTTCTTCCCGAAAGCTGGTACAGGGGTGGCCTCAGAGCATGTCAGCGCTACTGATGTGAAATTTAATTTGCCTCCGCACAAATGGAGTCTTCCTCTTGAAAGAGTAGTGGTCACAAATGACGCCGCTAATCCTAAAGTAAATCATGGTTTACGCAGAGCTCGTATGTGGTTTTGGGGCACTAAGACCAATAGTGTAAATACAGCTTATCAAGCAGTTACCGGCGCATCTCCAGCAGGCCAGCAAATTGTCGTGACAGAAGCTGATAACTATTGGGGCTTTCAGTTCCTATGGAACCCTACTGAGATAACAAACGCGGTTAGCAGAAACGGCAGCGTAACTCCTTCGGTTACTGATAGGCTTGCAGGACAGCAGGGACTATTTACTACGCAAGAAACTGTACAATTTAAGATTGTATTAGATAGGGTTAACGACTTTGCTTGGGCCGCCGCAATTAACGGAGGCATAAATAACGTATCTAATATAAATTTGTACAATGCCTTGTCCGCTAACAGCGGCAATAACCCATATACAGACGGTGGTAATCCTGGAATAACCACCCAAGACCAAGTACAGCAAGTAGTAGACCTCCTTAAAAAAGGAACAATGGCTGACCTTGAGTACCTATACAGAACCATTAACGGAAACGGTGTTGGCGGCGCTCAGTGGACAAATGCTTTAGGAAGAACTACGGCCGATATCGGATTTTTGATGCCAAACCCAATAGCCCTACAGCTTGGGCCCACAGGAGACAATCTATCGTATGTGGGCTGGGTTGATAGTTTAGTAGTAGACCATCAGGTATTTACTCAAAATATGGTACCTATTCATACAGAAGTTTCGGTCACCTTCAATGTATTCTCTAACGCTTCATTGATAAGTACTGGAAATGGATAACTAACCATGACTATTTATAAAGGCTCTAGGTATGAGTACTCTACTATTGACTTTGTTACCACCAAGGTGAATGGTCCAGCTAACCCTATCGTGTTTTACCAGTTCTCGGATTTAGGTAAGGTAACTTATTACGAGCACGTTTACACGGAGGGTGAGCGGTTAGACCAGATTGCTTCGCGCTACTATAAGAACCCCGAGTACTGGTGGATTATTCCTGAGTTTAATCCGGAAATTACGGACTTTATTAGTATAGCCCCTGGGACAATACTGAGAGTGCCTAATGTTTAATTACGTAAAAGTCAACTTTCCTAATACAACTATCCCACCTATTCTACGTGTCTACTCTATGTCGTTCTATCAAAATAGGTACCAACATGAGGTAGCCAACATTAAATTTAGGGATTGGAGCGTAGACTACGACGTTGTATCTTCAGGCTCACCTATTACCTTTGTATTGTCTAACGGGTCATCCTCTAAGACTTTTTATGGCTATGTTCACCATATCAACATAGAACGAGATACTGATTTTTTCACCACAGAGATAGTAGCTGTTGGTGCCTCAATGGTTATGAAGAACCAGTCACAACAGATTTACAAGGGCCTATCTGCTGACGGCATCATTAAAGCTATTGCCAAAAGAAATAACTTTGTGTGCTTTGCTGTTCCCCACCCTCGTATATATCCACAGGTGGCCCAAGCTGGGCATAGTGACTGGGAGCTGATGGTTAGACTGGCCAAGCAATCTGGCTATAGCCTACGAGCTGAAAATACTGAGCTTTACTTTCAACCTATGATGTACGAATATACTAATAAGCGCCAAGAAGCTAACAAGTTCACCATGCGAGACGCTAATCACCCTAGCGGCTCTACTCTATACTCTTTTGAGTCGGCTATAGGTGAGGCAATTCCTCAAGGGGATGAGACAAAAGCAGCTGTGGCGGTATCAGGGCTAGACTCAATTTCATTTACCCCGCTATCTATTACTCAGCAAGTTCGCGCTCCAAAAACCCGATTCAAGGCATCTCCAGAGTTCTTTGATAAGTACGCTACAGATGTGGTGGTCTCAGACCCGACAGTCGCTAAGTATGAGGCAGAGGCTGCCGAGAATAGGACTATATTTCCTTACCGCGCCACGGCTGAAGTTCTTGGCACTCCGGATTTACGGCCAGACGCGCCAGTTTATCTGGATGGGCTTGAGAACTATTACTCTGGGTACTGGACTATTTTAGGTACCGAGCACAGAATTGTTGAGGCTGAAAGAAATACTCAGACTTACACGACTATCCTTTACCTTGGTACTGACTCTTTAGGCTCATCCATCACTTGGACAGATGGCCAAAAGGTAACCTTCCCTGACTACCGCACAGCCAGAACAATTATTCCTGGAGTTTTACAGACAAACGTAGCTCCTACCACAATCCTTAGAAAAACCTCTTTGAACATAGGTCCGCAAAATAACGGGTCATTTGGGTCTTTGGCCAATAGAGTTAAAGGCTTTACTGACGGCCCTATATGGATTACTGGTACTGCTACACTAGACCCTATAGCCCAATCCTCTACGGGTACGGCTCCTCAGACCAACCCTATCCTAAATAAGATTCCGAGCATACTATGACCTACGACAAAAGATTTTACGGCCTATATGAAGGCATCTGCACCAATAACCAAGACCCCGATAAAAAAAGCAAGATTAAACTTGTTGTCCCTCAAGTTCTAGGACAGGCAGAGACTGACTGGGCCGTAGCCTGCCTTCCTGTAACAGACAACACCACCCATGCTAACCATACGGATACCTACACATCTAGCGCGGCAACCGTCAGCACCTTTGGCAGCCATACCCACACTGTTACCTTGAACGCTGCCCACAGTGCGCACAATAAGGTGCCTAATGTCAACCAAAAAGTCTGGGTCATGTTTATTGCTGGAGACCCTAACTTTCCAGTATGGATGGGAGTTTATGTATGAGTTCTGCAATTAGCCTGCCTTTTGGCTTCAGTAGCAACGGTGGCGTCAACAGCACAAGCGACCAAAAAAAGATAATCCAGGACAGGGTAGTTTTGGTAGTAATGACCTCCTTAAAAGAGAGAGTTCATCGC